AGCTGGCCGGTCCTTGGCCTGCGTCCTTGCCGAGTTAGCCCTCGGAGCCGAACAGGCCGCGCCAGTTGGTCCAGCCGTTGCTGTACCGCTCGCGCGCCTTGTAGCGCAGGTCGCCGGTCTCGAACTCACCTTCCATCCCACGAGCGACCTTCTTGCGCACGAAGTGCTTGAGGCCGTCCGGTGCATCCGTGCGGATGAACCATGCGTCGGGGTCGGTCAGGTACGGGCTGGCAGCCGTGCCACCGGGGAGCATTCCCATGCTCTTGATGGCGTTGATGTCGTTGTCGCCGGTGCCCGGACGATACGGCGAGTCGAGCAGGCGGGCCGCCACGAACCGCAGTTCGGTCGGGACGATCAGCTTGCGCGCCGTGACGTTGATGAACTTGCCCCGGTCGTCCGTGAACTCCGAGATCTGGTTCAGTGCGTCTTCGAGCGCCGCCTCGGAGAGGTCAGCCGCAACAGCCAGCTTGTTGCTGAGCACGCCACCGCCCCAGAGGGGATGCGACGTGTTGAGCAGGGACACGCCGTCGCCGCCCGGGAAGGACGCGCTGAAGGCGTTGTTGTAGACGGCCGCGCAGTTGACTTCCTTCGTCTCCTGCAGCGACTGGGCCAGCGCCTTCGCGTAGCGCGCGCCGAGCGAGCCGTACAGACCGTCCTCCTCCGCCTCTTCCGTAATCCGGAAGGCGAGGGCGTAGGTCGTGTGCCGGTAACGGGCAGTCCACGCGTCCGCGCCAGCATCGTAGCTGACCGCCGCGCCTTCGCCCTTCTCCGGGGCGAGCCCGAAGTCGATCGACAGCACCTCTTCCTCGAAAGCCTTGCTCGACGTCTCGACGTCGAACATGCCGCGCCACAGTTCGGGATACCGACGGTATTCCTTGCCGAACACGGTGTTCAGGCCCTCCTGAAGCTCCTTGTAGAAATCCGCTCTCTTCATCGTCATTGTCGTGCTTCCTTGGCTTCAGGTGGGATCAGACGGCCACGAACCCGGCGACACCCGCCAGCTCGTGCTCGACGATCTTGACTTCGATCACGGCGTAGGCGCCGATCTCGTTGCGCTGCGGCTTCTGCGTCAGGCCGAGGACCTGCAGCGTGGCGTTCGCGCTGAACGAGCCGGCCACGTACGACGTGGCGTTGCCGTTCGCGTCCGGGGCGCCGACCACGATGTCCGCAGCCTGACCGATGTCGGTCACCGCGATCGTGGCGACCTGCGCCTCGAACACGGTCTGCGGGTCGTCGACGACGTAGGCGCGAGCCGGGGCGCTGTTCTTCGTGACCGTGCCGCTCACCCAGTTGGGCGAGAACACGTAGTTGCCGGCCGCGTCTTGATACTCGCAGCCAACGAACACACCGCGCACTGTCTGCGTGGCGGCGGCGACATCGATCGTGGGTCGGCCAGCGACGCTCGTGCCGGTCGTCTTGACCAGCGAGCCGCGGCCGATGTTCGAGGCCAGACCAGACGCGATCTCGTAGATACCGATCGCACCGAGCGGCTGACCATCAGCGCGTCGGATCGGCTTCAGGCCGAAGGGGGCATTGGGATTCGCCATTTTCTCTCACTCCGTTGTGACGCCTGAAGTAAGCGTCTGATTCCAGCGACAAAAAGATAACACAGGCTCTCCTGTGTATCAGGAAATGCCCCCCACTTTGTCGCGGGGATGTCGTCAGCCCGGTTGCCCGGGCTACGACGTCGCTGGCTGGAGTGCGAGCGGATCGTCAGTCGGGTTGAACCCTCGGAATACGAGAGCCACCCTCCTGTTCCGTGTATTGTCGCTCAAACGAGGGGCCGCCGGGTACTTCTGCAGTCCGAAATTTCTCGGAGACCGCCTTCTTCTGCCGGTTGGCCTTGTCGAGGTAGAACTTCTTGCGCGCCCGGTAGAGCTCGACAGGCATCATGCACAGCACGAGATCACCCACCCGGATCACCTCGCCGACAGACGACTTGCCGATCTCCGGCGGCACGTAACCCTCAGGCGCATCCTTCAGCAGATACGGGGCCCAGCCCTCGCGCATCTTCTTCGAGACGTTCTTCGGGTCCTCGCTGTTGCCGAGTCGATCGCGCACCCAGCGCAGCACCATCCCCAAAAGCGCCGGTGGCGCTTCGAGGGAGTTGCCCGGGCGCCATGCCACGGGGTTCTCGCGCTTCGCCCGCTGGCTTCCGCGAGCTACCTACACTGACATCTAATAACCCCGGCTGGTGCCGCGCGCCGTCTCGACGTCTGCTCCACAAGAGCAC